AAGTAAAAAGAGTAGTAAAAAAAGTAGCAAGTAAGTTAGCGAAAGCTAGTGCTGCACATAAGAAGCAGTCTAAGCAACTTAGTGCGCTTAAACTAAAAGCAGGTGGGAGCACCGTAAATAAATCAGGTAACTACACTCAGCCGGGTATGCGTAAGAATTTATTTAATCGTATTAAGGCTAGTGGAAAAGGCGGTGCTCCGGGGCAGTGGTCAGCAAGAAAGGCTCAAATGTTAGCAAAGCAATATAAAGCAAAAGGTGGAGGTTACAAAAGTTGATATGGCTAAATCTGTTTTGGATTCAAGATGTGGATGTGGACAGGAGAGTATTTGGATGATGGAAGACAATACATGTAAATGTGACAGTTGTGTAGAATGTAATTGTGATCCTAGTGTTTGCAAATGCGACTGTCATTGTAAAGAAGAATCTAATGGCGAAGACTAAACGACAGGAAAGCCTATCAGCTTGGGGTAGACAAAAGTGGCGAACCAAATCAGGTAAGCCATCTACACAAGGACCAAAAGCAACAGGAGAAAGATATTTACCTACTGCTGCAATAAAATCCTTGACACCAAGTGAGTATGCAGCTACAACTAGAGCTAAACGTAAAAGTAAAAAACAACACGCTAAACAACCAAAAGGTATAGCAAAGAAGACTGCAAGGTTTAGGAGAGTGTGATGTTTGGTTTAGGATCTTTGATAGGACCAGTAGCTAATCTAGCTGGTACATGGTTAGATGGTCATGTGGCTGAAAAGAAAGCTAAGACAGAAGCTAAGATTGTTACTATTAAATCTGAAGCTAAGATAAAAGAAAGACAGGCTACAGGTGAGATAGATTGGGATATAGCACAGGCTAAAGCGAGTGAGGGTAGTTGGAAAGATGAATGGCTTACGATTTTGTTTTCGATACCTTTGGTACTGGCGTTTGTTCCCGGTTGTGAAGACATAGTACAAATTGGTTTTGCACAATTGCAGTTGATGCCTGATTGGTACAAGTATGCTCTTTCAGTAATTGTAGCTGCATCGTTTGGGGTACGCAGTGCTACTAAACTATTTAAAAAATAGGAGAGATAAACATGGCAGAAGAAAACGTAATAGTAGACAAAGTTGCATATCAATCTAACAGACGTTATATGGCATGGACTGCACTAGGCACAATGCTGATAGCTACAACTGCTGTACTAATATGGCCTACTAGATTTGCAGAGGCTGACAGTATTCTTATGATGATGTACGGATCATTGTCTGCACTTGTTGGTGCATACTTTGGTTTTGCAATGCCAAAGAAGAAATAGATGAAGTATGATTCACACAAACTTGTAGAGATGTTGATAGCTGATGAGGGTATGGAGCTACAAGTCTATACTGATTCACTTGATATAGATACAATTGGAGTGGGCAGAAACTTAGAGGACAGAGGCTTAACAGATGAAGAGCTTCAACATCTAGGTTACACATCTTTGCAAGATGTATATATGAATGGTCTTACATTGTATGGAGCTAGATACCTTCTAAGAAATGACATAGCTATAGTTGAAAAGGAATTATGCAGAGCACACCCATGTGTAGAAGAACTAGATGAAGCTAGACAGATGGTGTGTATAAACATGGCATTTAATTTAGGTATGCCACGTTTAAATAGATTTAAAAAAATGTGGGCAGCAATATATAAAGGTGACTATGGCACTGCTGCTATAGAGATGTTAGATTCTAAGTGGGCAGATCAGGTAAAAGGTAGAGCATTAAGATTAAGTAACATTATGAAAACAGGAACGCTAAATGGCTAGACAATATACAGAGAACCAGTTAAAGTTTCTAGAGGTGCTATTTGATGAAGCAAATGGTGATGTAGCAACTGCAAAGAAACTAGCTGGATATGCAGAGGGATCTTCTACAACTAATATAGTTAAAAGTTTAAAAGAAGAGATACTGGAAGCTACACAACAATACATGGCACGTAATGCACCTAGAGCTGCTGTAGCTATGGCAGGTGCACTGCTAGATCCAACAGAGTTAGGCATACGAGATAAAATGTCAGCAGCTAAAGAATTACTAGATCGTACAGGTTTGGTAAAGACAGAGAAGATGCAAGTAGAAGCAACAGGTGGTGTAATGCTAATGCCACCCAAAGCAAAAGCAGAAGACGATGATGACTGATGAACAGAAGTTTAGGCAAATGGAAACTACCGCAACCAACAGATATAAAGGAAGAAAATGAGTGGCTACCTGTACCACGTATTGCTAGAACAGTGCCGTTCGGATACGAAGTCGATCCAGAAGACGAAGACTTGCTCTTGCCAATCAAAGAAGAGTTGGATCATTTGGAGAAAGCTAAAATGTATCTTAGACAGTACTCGTTGCGTGAAGTTGCAGCATGGTTAAGTAAGAATACAGGAAGGTATATATCACACCTTGGATTACAGAAAAGAATAAAGCATGAGCGACAGCGTAAGGACAAAGCTAGAAGCCTCCGCAAGTGGGCAGAGTATGCGGAAAAGGCGATCAAAAAGGCAGAAGAAATTGAAACCAGCAGAGTCGGTGCAAAAAGAATTGGCCCCTCAGAAGCTGGAGTATGATACTACAGAACTAGAACGAGAGCTTAATGTAGTATTCAAACCAAACGAAGGACCACAGACAGAGTTCTTGGCTGCACCAGAACGAGAGGTATTGTACGGTGGCAGTGCTGGAGGTGGTAAGAGCTACGCAATGTTAGCTGATCCTACTAGATATTTTGACCATCCATCTTTTAGTGGATTGTTACTGCGACATACAACAGAGGAGTTAAGAGAACTTATATCTAAATCGCAGGAGTTATACCCAAAAGTATGTCCGGGTATAAAATGGTCAGAAAGAAAAATGCAGTGGACCGCACCATCTGGAGCAAAACTTTGGATGTCATATCTAGATAGAGATGATGACGTAATGCGCTATCAGGGTCTAGCATTTAGCTGGATAGGTTTTGATGAGCTAACGCAATGGTCTACACCTTTCGCATGGAACTATATGCGATCTCGTCTACGTTCCACTGCACCAGAACTAGGTGTATACATGAGGGCTACAACAAACCCCGGAGGACCGGGACATCAGTGGGTCAAGAAAATGTTTATTGATCCTGCTCCATACAACAAGAGTTTTCCAGCTACGGATATAGAAACAGGTGAAACACTAAAATATCCAGCAGGACATGCAAAAGCAGGTAAGGCATTATTTAGAAGAAAGTTTATACCAGCTAGGTTAGCAGATAACCCATACCTAGCTGACACAGGTGACTACGAGGCAATGCTATTATCGTTGCCTGAACATCAAAGAAAACAATTGCTAGAGGGCGATTGGGATATAAAAGAAGGTGCAGCGTTTACTGAGTTTAACAGACACATACATGTAGTTGAGCCTTTTGATATACCGCATAACTGGGTTAAGTTTAGGGCATGTGACTATGGCTATGGTTCTTATAGTGGTGTACTTTGGTTTGCTGTTGCACCGAATGAGCAGATAATAATATACAGAGAGTTGTACGTATCAAAAGTTCTAGCTGTTGATTTAGCAGAGATGGTATTAGAGCTAGAAGAAGGTGACGGTAATATAAAGTATGGTGTACTCGATAGTTCTTTGTGGCATAAACGTGGTGACACAGGGCCATCACTTGCAGAGCAGATGATACAAAGAGGATGCAGGTGGAGGCCATCAGATAGAAGTAAGGGCAGTAGAGTTGCTGGTAAGAACGAGATACACAGAAGATTGCAGGTAGATGAGTTTACAGAAGAACCTAGATTAGTATTCTTTTCAGGATGTACAAATCTAATATCACAATTACCTGCACTGCCAATAGATAAACGTAATCCTGAAGATATAGATACACATGCAGAAGATCACTTGTACGATGCATTACGGTATGGTATAATGTCAAGACCAAGGTTTAATATATTTGATTATGACCCAAGTAGAAAACCACCTAGCCAGATGCAAGTAGCAGATGCAGTCTTTGGATATTAAGGAAAAATATAATGACAGATGATTTTATTATGGAAGAAGATGCTATTCATCTTGAAGATGCAGAAGAGTCTATGGATGAAGGTATATCTAATCTAATACCATATATTAATGAAAGATATAAAAGAGCAGAAGATTATAGGTATCAGGATGAAGAGCGTTGGATAAAATCTTATCGTAACTACAGAGGGCTGTACGGTTCTGATGTACAGTTTACAGAGTCAGAGAGATCTAGAGTATTTATAAAAATAACTAAAACAAAAACATTAGCAGCATACGGACAGATAGTCGATGTGTTGTTTGCTAATCATAAGTTTCCACTAAGTATTGATCCTACACAATTACCTGACGGTGTAGCAGGTGATGTACACTTTGACCCTAAAGAAACAGAAGAAGTAACTGACATATTAAATAGTCCATATGGATTTAAAGGTGATGGCAATGATTTAGAACCGGGTGCTACTAGAACATCACTATCAGAAAAATTAGGTGAGTACCAAAGTAAGTTAGGAGATATAGAAGGTGTTAGAGAAGGTGTGGGTCAAACAGGCTCTGCAATTACAGTTAGTCCTGCATTGGTTGCAGCAAAACGAATGCAGAAAAAGATACACGATCAGTTAGAAGAATCAGGTGCAAGTAAACATCTAAGAAGCACAGCATTTGAAATGGCCCTTTTTGGTACAGGCGTGATGAAAGGGCCATTTGCTGTTGACAAAGAGTATCCTAACTGGAATGATAGTGGTGAATATGATCCTATGTTTAAAACAGTGCCACAGGTATCACATGTATCTGTGTGGAACTTTTATCCAGATCCAGATGCTAACAACATGGATGAAGCACAGTATGTAATAGAGAGACATAAGATGTCACGATCACAGCTACGTGCTCTTAAAAAACGTCCGTACTTTAGAGACAGCGTGATTGAAGAAGTGATAGCAGAAGGTGAAAACTACACTAAACTGTATTGGGAAGACGATCTATCAGATTATGCACCAGAGCATGACATAGATCGTTTTGAGGTTATGGAGTATTGGGGTACTGTAGATACAGATCTACTGGAAGAACAAGAGATTGATATACCTAAAGATCTAAAAGATCTAGATGAGTTACAGGCAAATATATGGGTATGTAACGGTAGACTAATACGTGTAGTGCTTAATCCATTTAAACCAGCACGTATACCATACGTTGCAGCACCATATGAACTTAATCCATACAGCTTCTTTGGTGTAGGTATTGCAGAAAACATGGACGATACACAGACATTAATGAATGGTTTCATGCGTATGGCAGTTGATAACGCTGTGCTATCAGGTAACTTACTTATAGAGGTAGATGAAACAAACTTAGTACCCGGACAGGATCTTACAGTTTATCCGGGTAAAGTATTTAGGAGACAGGGTGGTGCACCGGGACAAGCATTGTTTGGTACAAAGTATCCAAATGTCTCTAGTGAGAATATGATGATGTTTGATAAAGCTAGACAGCTTTCAGATGAGAGCACAGGCTTTCCATCTTTTGCACATGGGCAGACAGGTATAGCAGGTGTAGGTAGAACTGCATCAGGTATATCTATGTTGATGGGTGCAGCAGCAGGTGGTATTAAAACAGTAATTAAAAACGTAGATGATTATCTACTTAAACCATTGGGTGAAGGACTATTTCAGTTTAATATGCAGTTTGACTTTGATCCATCAATCAAAGGAGATCTTGAAGTAGTTGCACGTGGCACAGAAAGTTTGATGGCTAATGAAGTACGTAGCCAAAGATTGATGCAATTTTTAGGTGTAACATCTAATCCAGCACTTGCACCATTTGCTAAGTTTAATTATATCATTCGTGAGATAGCAAAGTCTCTTGATCTTGATCCAGACAAAGTTACAAACAATATGGATGAGGCAGCAATACAGGCTGAGATAATGAAAAACTTTGCACCAGAACAACCACCACAGGCAGCAGGTGCACCAACACCTCCCGGAACTAATCCAATGGATACAGCAGGAACAGGAGGAGGAACAATTGGAACAGGACAAGCACCGACACCCGGTGAGCAAGGGTTCACTGGATCACAACAAGGAGCTACTCCAGAAGCTCAAGCCACTGGTCAGCAACAACCGCCAATGGCAACACTTCAGTAACTATTTAGATATGTTACTAGAACGAGAGATGAAAGTTCTAGAACAGTCAAACGACATGATAGCAATACACAGAGCGCAAGGTGCTCTTACAGCTTACAGTAGAATTAAAAGATTAAGGGATCATGTAAATGCAACAGACACGTAAAGTACCTAAAGTTGCTAAGTTTAAAGGTAAGTCAGAGTTACGAGGTGGATTAAATGTAGAAGGAAACGTGTCACCTAGAGCAATACTAACAAAAGACGGTGTAAAAAAAGTAGATGTAAAAACAGCTAGTGCTCTTTTAGAACTAGGCTCTATTATTGATTTAGGAAAAGGTGTTTTTTTAGATGCAGATATAGCAGCTAGTGCTTTTGGTGGTGAAGTAGGCGATGAGTTTAGGTATAGTGATATTGGTTTAGATGAAGTAGGTATTGGTATAGGTAAAAAGATTGGTGATTCAGGACAGATTGGATTAAAAGGCACATATAGACCCGGAAGAGGTGGTCAAGACGATGACTACACAGCAGGTCTTACTTTCAGTTCTAAGTTTAATAAAGGTGGAGCAGTTGATATGCAACAAATGGAAATGTTTAATGTAGGTGGATTAAAAGATGAAGGTGGTACAAAAGACCCTGTATCAGGTAATGATGTGCCTTCTGGTTCTCTCAAAGAAGAAGTTAGAGATGACATAGATGCTAAGTTAAGTCCGGGAGAGTTTGTATTTCCTGCTGACGTTACACGTTTCTTAGGTTTACGTTTTTTAATGGAACTACGTGATAAGGCAAAAGCTGGACTACAACGTATGGAAGATATGGGTCAGATGGGTAACTCTGAAGAGGCCGTACTAGATGAAGATGTACCGTTTGAACAGTCTGATTTAATTATTGTTGCAGGTTCTCCTATGGAAGAACAGATGAATAAAATGAATATAGGTGGTATGCCTATACGTGCAAGTAATGGTGTATTTGCTACATCTCAACAACAACAATCTAATCAAGCGGGTGGAGTGCCGGGAAGAGGTGATCAACTATTAGGATCAAACTTACGACAATACTTTAATCCTGCTACACAGGAGGTACGTAGTGTTCTAGTATCTAGAGATAATTTAACAGGTGAATTAAAACCAGTGACACCATTAGAACAGGGTTTTATATTAGACACACCTGAAAATAGAACAAAGGCTATGGAAACACAACCACAACAGACATCAGCTAGAGTAGAAACAACTAGGCCCAAAAAAGAAAGATCTAGTATGCCGGGTGGACCTGCTATAGGTGACATAGGTGTTAGTGAAATGACCATGAGTGAAAGAGCAGATGTAGATATACCTGAATCAATGAGAGGTATGGTAAAAGTC